CCCAGAAGTTGCTAACGGCGTAATCAAAGGGACTTTTGCTGCACCAGCCACAGACAAAACAGGCAAAACTGATCCATCCACAGGCACAGAAGGCAAAGCCAAATAAGCGAAGAAAGGTTAATGACTTATGGAGCTATCAGACTTAAAAATCATGTTGGGACTATCAGATGAGAATAAGGAGTCTGATAGTCTTCTACAATTAATCATTAAAAATACAGAGCTGTCATTGCGATTTAAGCTAGGTTTAAGAGCCGATGAAGATATCCCTGGTGAATTATCGTATATACCTCTAGAAGTCGCTGTGCGTCGTTTTAACCGTGTTAAAAACGAAGGTATGACGTCTTACTCTCAAGAAGGTGAATCTATCACGTTCAGCAACAATGATTTTGACGCCTTCGAAAGCGATATTGAGGAGTACAAGCGCAGAAATAATTCAGATGGCTTGTTATATACGATTGATCCTTATAGGAGGTATGACGTATGAGATTTGATACTTTAGTCAGTTTCTATGATGAAAGCCAAAAACACTATGATCCATCAACACATGGATATGTTGGGGGAATTGATTTACTCGGGAGCTGTATGGCTAACGTTACAGACGTAGGGACTAACAGGGCTGTTCAATTATTTGGCAAGTTTGATGTTAATAGTCTAGTCATTAGAGTTTCGGAATTGCCTTATCAAAGTTGGGCGTTCGTTACTGTTGGAAGCTCTGATACTAAATATCGGCTTCAGACCATGCGACAGACGCAAAAAATGACAACTCTAATTGTTGGGGAGGGTTAGGGTATGGCACGAATTAAAATAACAGGTGTCAAGGAATTGAAAGCAGCTTTAGAAGGGAACCTTTCACGATTTCCGAATGAAGTTGAGCAGATTGTGGCAAAGCATGGCGCTAGATTGCAGGATCAAACTCAATCTAACATGGATAGAGCGTATACGGCTGGATATAGTACGGGAGCTACCAAGCGAAGCGTTACTCTAGAAAGGGGTAAATTCAGAGCTGAAGTGCAACCACACACTAGCTATTTCCCTTGGTTAGAGTACGGTTCTCGTTATATGAGTAGGCGCCCTACATTAGGCCCGGCGTTTAGCAAAATAGAGCCACAGTTTAGAGCAGATATTACTAAGTTGTTTAAGTAGGTGGAATTATGACACCAGATCAATTAATTTTTGATTATATTTATCAATTATCATTAAATTCAGGATATACAACATACGACCATTTGCCACTAGAAAGCGAAAATGCACCTTATCCGTTCGTTTTAGTTGGGACAGTACAAACACTACCGCTTACAACTAAAAACGCAATACAAGGCCAAATAACGGCCAATGTGGACGTGTGGGGAGATGGAGAGAGTCGTTTTAAAGTTTCTCAAATAATGAACGATATCTTTATCCAATGTATGCAACCAGTAAAGCTAGGCAACACGTTCGTTAGATTACGTATAGACCAGTATGATAATCAAATAATTCAAGATACAAGCGTTCCAAACACTGTGTTGAATCACGGTATGATGACACTTGTATTCAATTTAAATTAGGAGAGTGACAAAATATGGCAAGACCACAAATTTTACAAGGGATGGATACCTTGGCATACATTCGTTTACTAAAGAATGCAGCGACAGAAGAAGGGCAATTAATTCCTTATCAAACATCTTTATCTTTTGATCCACAACGTGACAGTGACACAACTCAAACAAAAGATGGTGCCGTTGGTACGTCTAGTTCCTTAGAAACCAAGATCGAAGTTGAATTTGTAAACAACATCTCTAAAGTTTCAGATGATTTATATAACGCTTTGATCAAGAATGAAAAGGTTGAAATTTGGATCGTAAATATTTCACGTAAGAATTCCGAAGGCAAAGTATTTTCTTGGTATGCACAAGGATCAGTAACAGAAGATAGCAGTGATAACGACCCAGATGATAATTCAACACGAGATGTAACATTTAGTGTTGATGGAGAACCACAACGCGGTTGGTTAGAACTACCAGCAAGCGCAAAGGAAGAATTGGCTTATGTATTTAGAGGCTTAGGCGTTGTTTCTAGCACAGATGCAACAGGTAAAGGCACAGCTTGGGCAGATGCAGACCGTGGAACAGGTTCAGCAACGCAAACAGAGCATTCTTAATCTGGGAGGAAATCACTAAATGAAAATCAAAATTAACAATACAGAGTATGAACTAAATTTTGGAATTCGCTTCGTTCGTGAATTGGACAAGGTAGCGAGCGTATCTAACAATGGTATTTCTTTAGGCATGGCTTTGATGCGTACATTGCCAGCATTACAAACATATGACCCAGTAGCGTTGTGTAACGTAATTTATGCATCAGCTTATGGCAATAAACCACGTCCAAGTATGAAAGATGTAGAACGATTTATCGATAAAGAAGTGTCTTTTGAAGATTTAGAAAAGTATTTTGACGATATCCTTAAGGAAATCAACGAAAGCACAGCTACAAAACTTGTAGCAAAAAACCTAAAAGCCTAGATACTGAAGAAACAGGGCTATCAAGTGAGCAAATGTATCACGAGATAGTCCTGAATTCTTTGGCGTATCTAGGTTTAGAGAATATGCAAGAGATTGAGAAAATGACGTTTGACGAGTATCTGATACGTTTAGAGGCGTTTCAACTCAGAACGATTAAACGTAATGAGGAACTAGCTTATCAAGCGTGGCTTAACCAACAAGTACAAGCTACAACAGGCAGCTCTAAGAACCCTAAGCCTAAGTTTAAAAGGTTTGATCAATTCTTTGATGCTAACAAAATGGTCGATGAAGTCAGAGGAAACTTTGAGCCTGATTACAAGGCCACAAGTAAGCAAAACACACTACAAACCAACGAGAATTTGTTTGTAGAACGACTTAAAGAGTTTAGAAAACTCAAGAAGCAAGGGAAAATTATCCCTTGGAACGCTCGAACAAAAGAGGAAAGGGGTGATTTCTAATGTCGCAATCTTTTAGCGTAAAAGCCATTCTCGAGGCTGTAGACACAACCTTTAGCTCGACTATAGAAAACGCTGATAAAGCTGTTCAAAGCTTTAGTTCAAACGTAAACAATAAATTATCAGGCGTCGGCAAGGCTATGATGGCTGCTGGTGCCGCTACTACTGCCATGGGCGTTGCTGGACTGAAGAACTTTGGCGAATTCCAACAATCGCTTAATACCGCGGCGGTTGTAGCTGGTGGAACGTCTAAAGATATCAGTGGTTTGGCCGATGTAGCGAATAAGATGGGGGCTGATTTGCCGATTAGCGCTCAGAATGCTTCGGATGCGATGGTTGAAATGGCACGTAATGGTGCATCTGTTGGCCAAATTAAGCAACAATTCCCAGCTATTGCACAAGCAGCAACCGCTGCTGGCTCTGATTTGCAAGCAACCGCGGGAGTGGTTCAACAAGCAATGAATATTTGGGGAAGCTCGTTAAAATCGCCTAAACAAGCGGCAGAAATTTTAGTTCAAACCGCTAATATGTCCAATGCTTCAATCGAGGATATGCAGCAAGCAATGGCAACTTTCTCAGGAACTGCTAAGCTTGCGGGTATGAGTATGCAAGACTCTACAGAAGCGATAGGTTTGCTTACTAACAAAGGCTTTAGTGCTGCACAAGCATCGCAAGACTTAAACCATGCTGTGCTTCAAATGATAGCTCCATCTAAAGCAGCTAAAGAAACGATGAATGATTTAGGCATTAGTTTTACTGACGCTCAAGGAAAAATGAAGCCTTTCCCACAAATCTTGCAAGAGTTAAATAAGTCTATGGACGGGCTCAGTGATAGTGAAAAGACTCAAAAGCTTAAAAAGATGTTTGGCACTTCAGGTATGGCAGCTATTGCACCTTTGATGGATACAATGAAGAACAAAACCAACGACTCCACTAAGAGTTGGAATGCTTGGTCTAAAGCGGTTGATAAAGCGGCAGGAACAAGTAAAGCGGCAGACAAAACTCTTAAAGGGCAAGCAGCAGAAATGCAAAAGAACGTTGGTGCCAAGATTGAACAAGTTGGCGGTAACTGGGAAGCGTTACGTAACACATCGCTTAACTCTCAAAACAAAATAAGTGGTGGCTTGCTGGATATGATTAACAATACTCTATCATGGGCTAACGCGTCACATAGTGGCGTTGCCAAGGTCATTCGAGGCTTTGTAGGCTTAACGCCAGTACTTGGACCAGTTCTTACAGCCAGCGGAGCGTTTCTTAGAAATGCTGGGCAGATTGGTAAAGTAGCGTTAGGAGCAGGTAAGGGTATTTGGAACTTAGTGTCTAAATTTACACCTTTGAGTCGAATACTTCCTAAAACCAGTGCTAAAATGAATGAAACTGGGCAAAACACAAAAACAGCTGGTAAGTCTGCTGGCGAGTCTTCAACAAACTTCTTACAACTAGGGACGGCAATCCTTGAGATTGGTGCTGGTGTCGGATTAGCAGCTGCCGGTATGGCTTTATTGGTATACGCAACAGCTAACTTAGCTAAGCAAGGCACGGCTGGAGTAGGAACACTAGTAGCCGTTACCGCTGCTTTAACCGCGATCATTGGAGTTGCTGCAATAGCGGGTAAAATGATAGGGTCGATGGGCCCACAAGCATTGATGGCTTATGCAGGAATAGCGCTCTTGGTTGGCTCATTTAGCTTGCTCGTTTTAGCTGTAACTAAGTTCGCTGGTACTGGCAGAGCTGGAATTGAAGCATTGGCAGCTGTTACTGTTGCAGTAGCTGCCATGGCTGCTGTATTTGCCTTAGTTGGTCCAGCATTAACGGCTAGTGCTGCAGGATTGGTTGCCTTTGGCGCTGCTGTCCTTATGGCTGGCGCTGGAATTGCATTAATCAATCTATCATTAGCGGTGCTTATTAGCGCGTTTTCTCAATTGAGTGGGAATATCTCGTCAATAGTTCCTTTATTTGCGGCAATGGGGAAAGGCTTAGCATCTATGATTACTAGTTTTGTTCAACAAATTGCAACAGCAGTACCACTTATCACAGGCTTGATAGTTAACATGCTTGTGCAATTGGTTATCCAAGTTGCTCAACACACTACTACAATCGCCAACACGGTTCTTCAGATGTTTGTTCAAATTCTGGCAATAATAGCTCAAAACATACCTCTTATCATGCAACAAGGGCTATTGATTATTCAAGGTTTCTTACAAGGGGTTCTACAAGGTATACCAATGATTGTGACTTATGTTAGTCAAATTATCATTACTTTCTTGGATACGTTAACTACACAGCTACCGTCGATTATTCAAGCCGGGATTAATTTGATTGTTGCCTTTATTGATGGAATAGCACAAGGACTACCCCAAATCATTCAAGCAGCAGTCAATCTGATTGGACAATTCCTAATAGGCCTTGCTGAAGCTATACCACAGATTGCCGATGAAGCAATGCAAGCGGTAATGCAATTCGTTTATGGTGTAGGCTATGCATTAGGTGAAGTATTATCTTCCGGTGACAAGCTTATTAAAATGTTTATCAAAGGTATCGAAAACGGTATTAGCGGATCTAGTGGTGCAGGTAAGAAGAACGCCAATGCGGTAAAAAGCGGTGTTTCGGGAATTAACTTATTTAGTAATGGTAGTTCGATAATTGAGGGATTTCTCAGTGGTATGCAATCAGCGTACGGGAAAGTCAAATCATTTGTTTCTGGAATTGCAAGCTGGATCAAGGAACATAAAGGCCCTATCAGTTATGACCGCAAGTTGTTAATTCCTGCCGGTATTGCAATCATGAATGGCTTTAATAAAGGGTTACAGGACCAATTTGAAACAGTCAAGGCAAATGTATCTAGTATGGCTGGTGCAGTTTCTAATGCGGTATCTAGCAATTTAGAAGCAATCACAGTACCAAGCCCAGATACAAGAAGCTTTATGAATACAATGAGTGCTTTACAGAGCGCTAGTCAAAATCTATATAGACAGCATTCAGTAAGCTTCGGTGGAACTTTCAGCGACAATTTAACAATTGATAGCCCTACTGTGGCACAGGAAAATAACAGTCTATTACGGAAAATAGCAGATAAACAACAGGATATTTATCTCGATGGTGATGTGTTAGTCGGTAGTACGTACGATAGATACGATAATCGTTTAGGAAATCGAGTAAATTTAAAAGGTAGGTGGAGCTAATGCAGTATGAGTTTAGGAACCTCGATCCTATAGAGGAGAAAGCCAAGCCAAACATAGCAAACGAAGGCTTTGTCTTTAACGATTACGATACACGCTTAAATGGCTGGTGGTTAACTGAACGAACAGCTCCAACGCCTGAAGAACAGGAGATTACCGAAAGTGTGCCGTATCGTCAAGGCAGTTATGACTTCTCAATGATTGATAACGAACGTTTTTTCAACAACCGAGAAATCACATACAAGTTGCTATATGTTGGCGAAGAGTACCACAATCGCAAAGGCTTTGAGCAAGAATTAAAGCGACAACTAATGCCACATAATTGGGATAAATTAGTCGATACTCACGAGCCAACTTACTACTGGCGAGCTAAATGTAAGAGCGTTGAAGTTGACGATAACAGCGATAATGAAACACTTGAAGCGACAATCGTGTTTACTGCATACCCGTATGCTTACACAAACCACAATGAAGGCACTGATTATTGGGATGATGTTTTCTTCCCTCATTGGATATGGCAACAAGTCAAGTTCAACGTCAATGGAAGCCAATACGTCAATATCAAAAACATTGGCTCACGGCCGGTTTTATCGTCCTTTGCGGTAACTGGTAACGTCAAAGCAAAAGGAAACTTTGGTGAAGTGTCGTTAAATGACAGTAACTACAAGCAAACACAGGTAGTGCTTGATATTGGCGATAACAAAATCAATTTGTCTGGCAACGGCACAATCGAGTTTATCTTTAAACGCGAGGAGATGGTTTAATGTATCGGATTATTGGATATAACGAGCCTACCGATAAGAATGGCTTTATCGTGCTTGATCAACGAGTTAATCGCACGGTTAGCGAAGGCAAACTGACGATCAAAGAAACCGATATTGATGACCTGGAACTCACTGTAAACCGTGATAGTTTGCTGTTTGATAACGTCAGACCAATGCACACGCACGTTGAAGTATACGACGATGATAAGCTGTTGTTTCGAGGCCGAGCAATCAAGCCAAAGAAAGAAATGCAATCAAGCGGGAATTTTATTAGAACGTACGTGTTCGAGGATATTGAAGCATACCTGCTTGATAGTGTTCAGCGGTTTTATGAAGCTGTTGGATTGAAACCAAAAGAGTTCTTACAATCACTATTAGATGTTCATAACAGCCAAGTGCCACAATACAAACAATTCAAGTTGCGCAACTGTAACGTTACTAACAATAAAGATGATGCTTACCGACAAATTGATTATCCCAAAACACGGGATGCAATCAAAGAAAAGCTAATTAACGAGCTCGGTGGCTATCTAGTAACAGAATACAGGCCAGGCGGGCCAAACATGCTTGATTATGTAACTGATATTGGCAGTGATCATAAAAACGATACACCTATTCAATTAGCGGTCAACATGCAATCCGCAAGTCTTACAATTGATCCTACAAAAGTTATAACCAGACTTATACCTTTAGGGAAACAATTGGAAAGTAACAAGGTTGAAGTTGACGGTGAAAACTCAACAGTAACGACTGGCGGCGGTGCAACTACCGCTATTAATGGTGATTGGACTGAAGCAATTAAGCATGCTGCAAAGATGATGAACGTTAACCTTGATCAGAATGGCTTGAGCGCCGTTTTAAGGCGTATTAATCAAGAGTCTGGCGGTAGTGAGACTGTTACAAACAACTGGGACAGTAATGCGGCAGCAGGCCATCCATCAACTGGTTTGCTTCAGTATATTCAGCCAACTTTTGACGCTTGGAAGGTACAAGGATATGAAGATATCCACAAAGGCTTTCATCAGCTTTTAGCGTTGTTTAATGACTCTAATTGGCTAGCTGATATCTCACGCGCTGGTGGTTGGGGTCCAACTGGTACACGACGAGTTAACGGGCCTGTTAGTGATACCACAACGACAACAACATCAAACAGCTGGGGTTGGCCATTTCCTAGTGTTGGTGAAGGTAGTTTCTCTGGAGGTCAATTATTTGGCGTTCACCCCGGCGGTGAATTTAGACCCAATGGTTTTCATGACGGTTTAGATTTTGGATCTGTAGATCATCCGGGTAGCGAAATACACGCTATCCATGGCGGTACAGTGGTTTTCAAAGGCTATATGGGCGGCCTTGGTAATTATGTTGTGACACATAGTACTGACGGCTTTAATATCGTATATCAGGAAGCTTTTAGCAGTGCTAACCAAATTCGAGTAAACATTGGTGATAAAGTCAAGACTGGTGATGTTATTGGTTGGCGAGATACTAGCCACTTACACGTTGGCGTTACTAAAGCTGACTTTTACGAAGCTGTCAGGAAATCATTCACGAATGATGGGACGTGGTTAGACCCGCAAGCATTGATAAAAAAAGGCGGCGATGGCTCACAATCTAAAGATGAAAGTAAAAAAGATGAGATTAGTGACTCAAATGCTGCCAAACCCAAGCTAACAATCACTAGTGTTAATGGTGGGCGTGATTATATTGATATACCAGATTTGCAAAAGGAATTCGGTATTATCTGTGGTACAGTTGAGTTCAGTGATGTAACTGATGCTAATGTTCTAATGAGCCAAGCGAAAGCATGGATAAACGCACAACGAGTACCAGAAAATTGGGAAGTTAGTGCAATCGAACTGAATTTACCTAATTTCAACCATTTCAAAGTTGCTGACCGATATATGTTTATCAATCCATACGTTGCACAAACTCAGCTATTACGAGTTGTACAGAAAGAAATTGATCTATTAAGACCGCACAAATCAACGTTAACCATTGGTGATAAATCACTAGGATTAACTGATTATCAAGCAGAAACAAACCGGCAATCTCAAGATTTAGAGCGAGTCAAGGTTATTGTTGGCCGTGTAGCTGAGGTTCAAGCAAGTGGACAATCTAACGTATCAAGTACTACTACAATCATTCAGAACGGAGCAAGCAGTGAAGATGTAACACAGCTCAAGTTTGATATGAAACAGTTGCAAACGGTTATTAATGACAGAATTCCAGCAGGATATGTATCACAAGCAGATTTCAATGCACTAAAGGCCGAAGTTGATAAGTTGAAAGGAGACGGCTAGATGGCTACTACTGATGAGATGAAGAACATTGCTGAAACAATTCGTAAGGCCCAATATGGTAAGGATGTTCGGGAAGCTATAGCAAAAGGTTTTGAACTGTTAGCTGCAAAGCAGGACAAAGTGGATGGCTTCTTGAATTCGTATGGGCTGGATGAAGACACTATAGATGAACAATGAAAGAAGGGGAATAAATGGCTTTACGAGAGAAAGCACGGCTAACGCTTGATCTAACACGATATCAAGATCAAATTTTAGATATTAGCGGTTATTTTAACGGCCGTGTAGGAGACACAGATGATTATTTGCCGGTGTATATCACCAGCAACGGGTTACCGGTTAATATGAGCGGCTGGAAATATGAGTACGGCGGGGTAGATAATCAAGGACACGTGCATAAACATATCTATCCAGTAAGAGGTGATGACCGTAACGACCAAATTATGTTGGGACGAGTAACGCTGCACTTTGATGAACGTACTTTTAACGTTCCTGGACACTGGCAACAATTCTATATTAGATTTATTGGTAAAGATGGTTCGACCGTATCAACTGTTGATATGGATTTCAATGTTATTGATGATCAGTTTTTTGCACACATTGGGAACGCTGGCAGAGATTACATTGATGAACTCGAAAAAGTTTTGGATCAAGTAACTAACAAAGGTGAAACGATCAAAAGTGAGCTCACTGAAAAAGGCGAAACATATAGTCGAGAGTTTAGTGAGTGGCTAGCTAAATACAAGCAATCATTAAATGATGCAATGGCAGAAATCAATGATCCTAAAAATGGTTTGTACATTCGCTATAATCAATTGTTAGAAATGACAAAACAAATTCAAGAAACACTGAAGCAAGCCCAATTCCATGATCGAGTATGGCAATTCAGTGATGTTCCAACCATGCAAGCCTATACTCCACTAGCTGCAGGTGACCTTGCAATCACAAAAGGTTGGGACAACTATGATGACGGCCACGGGGCTGTTTGGCAAATTCGCGTTAAGCATAAGGATGAAGTTCCAGATGGCGCTAACGTCATCGCGTTAGCAAATGGTGTGGTTGCTGAACGTAATGCAAGTATAGTAACAGCTGACAGTTTAGAAGAATTAATGTACGGATACAAAATCACAATCGTGCACAATCAGAAAGGCTATCCTAAACCAACTGTATTCTACTATGAAAATGCGATTGGTACTGAAATCGGTGGCTTTGCTGCTGGGTCATTTGGTGAAACATTAACTAAGTTAATTCCTTGCGAAGCTGAGTATACAAATAACAACTCAATTGTTGTACGCATACCACGCAATTTTTACATGAACGCTGCACCATTCTACAAGTATGGTGATTGGTATTTGAGAAGTGAGAACAAAGTAATTAAAATTAGTTTAGGTGATGTTGATGATACTGCTGCTAAGACTGGGGATGGCAAAGGAGGAAGCACCCTTGCAGGCGGATCTGGTTACTTTAGCAAGCCAACAAGTCCATCCGACTTGCGTGCTAGTTATATCGATCAACATACACAACGCCTAGAATGGCGCAAATAAAAAAGAAAGAAGGAACAAACATGGCAATAAATTTTGAACCTATTTTTTCTGAAATGCAAAATGGTCCAGAAGAGATTAAGGATAATTTCAACAAAGTCAACAATGGTTTGCGTTGGGGCCAACCACAGGACTTTTTAAATTTAGAAGGAATTGGTGCTTCTAATTCTTACAAGGTTAGAAATGATGGCAACTTTCTCTCAATAACAATGTATATCACTGGCGACGGTAACGGGTCATGTTATTTACCAATATCAATCTCAAAAAAGATTGATTTCAATCAAGTAGTTGGGCGCACAGATAATGGTGCAGTTGGCTACATGAACATTAATTCTGGTACTGGTAAATGTACATTCAAAAAACCAGATACTTCAGGAATGTATATTCAAGCGCTAGTTCCATTGGTAGAACACTAGGAGGAGAACAAATGAAGAAAGTATATTTTTATGATAGCACTACAAAGGAATTTGCTGGCTATGATGTAATTGATGATGCTGCAGAATTTCCAGCTAATGCTACAACAGTAGCTCCCACTGGCTTGTATGCTCCAACTTGGAACAAAAACAAAAACTCTTGGGATAGCTTAACAAAAGAAGAGTGGGACAAAGAGCATCCCGCTCCAGTGCCAAAGCCAACTCCAGAACAAATACAATTAGCGGCTTTAACTAAGCAAGTTATGGCATTACAAGCGGCAGCAACACAAAGTGAAGCAATAGATCTAAAAGAAACAAGTGAAGTAAACGAAGCAATGTATGCAATGTTCAAGGCGTACTATCCACTAGGATTATTTACTGTTGATGATTGCCGCTTAGCTGTTAAAGTTCATTATTTTGGCAAGAAAGAATTTAAAGAAATTACTGGCCAAGATTATGATGCACCAGAGGCTCCAGCAGTTTAAGATAATGACAGGGTGGGCGGGTAGGATTAAGCAGGTGAGTATATGTGCATTCATTATTAGGATATTCATGGACGGATATCGCGGCGATGTTGGCGGCTGTTTCTGCTCTTTTTGGCGGAGTCTGTTGGCTAATTAAACGTGGCGCTGACGTGATAAACATGGCAATTAATGCTGGGACATTCCCGCTACAACAACAGTTTAAAGAACTAACCAATACGATTAAACAGCTCAACAACAATCTTGAAGAGCAACACAAAGACTTAGAGGAAGTAAGAAGAGAAGTTAGTAGACACCATGACACATTGATTGAATTTAAAAATCGAATTGAAAATTTGGAGGATGACAAAAAGTGAAAATTATCAATGATATTATCGAATGGTTAATACAGACAGGCCTATTATCTGTATTAGCTATTTTTTTGCTTAAGCAACTCAAACCAGTTTTAGATAATAAGGCTGAGCATGCATCCACTGAACAATCTAAAGCACTCTGGGTGCTGCTTGAACAAGTAGCAGATATGGCTGTTACTAGCTTAGTAGGCCAAGATAAGAGCGGACGTGAAAAGTTTGATGAAGCTAGTATGATTGTTAATGATGTTATGAAGAAACAAGGATATAAGCTTGACTCACAAACTATCCACACTGCCGTTCAATCAGCTTACGAGAAATCAGATTTAACACCAACAGTTAAGATTAAGGAGGACAAATAATGGCTATGTACACAGTAGACGTTTATTCAGGGTCAGATGATAGTATTATTCGTGATCCACACGCTCAAGGAGTAATTGTGAAGGCTACTCAAGGCACAGGATATGTCAATCCCAAGTGCAATCACCAATGGGATCTAGCCGGAGAACTTGGTAAAAAGCGCGGTTTATATCATTATGCTGGTGGCGGTAATCCAGTATCAGAAGCACAGTATTTTATTAATAATATCAAGAACTATGTTGGTCAAGGTATGCTAGTTATCGACTGGGAAGGTTACCAAAATTCAGCATGGGGTGACTCTAACTGGGTTCGCCAATTTGTAGATGAAGTACACCGTTTAACCGGGGTATGGTGTGTTATCTATGTTCAAGAGTCAGCTTTGAACCAAGTGGCTAACTGTGCAAAGGATTGTGCTGTTTGGGTAGCCAAGTATGCATCTATGAACTGGAACTCTTGGACAGTACCAGATATGAACGTGTCTAGTGGTGCTTTTGCTTCAATCGCTGGCTGGCAATATACAGGCGGAGATATGGATAGATCTATCTGGTATCTGGATGCTAACGCTTGGGATAAGTTTGCTAAGGCTGGATCAAAGCCACAAACTGAAACACCTAAACCAGCTCCAGCGCCTAGCCAAAATAATACTGCATACGACTCTTGGACTGATGACTTAGGCGTTAAGTGGTACAAGGAAGATGGCAAATTTACTGTTACTGTTGATGAAGGTATTATGTTACGCTGGGGTGCAACAACAAAATCAGCTAAGATTGGGGCTTTACCTAAAGGCTCAGTTGTTAAATATGATGCTTTCTGTCACTCTGGCGCCTATGTATGGATTAGACAGCCTAGAGGCAACGGACAATATGGTTACTTGCCAACTGGTGTAAGTGTAAATGGCAAGCGTGTAAACAGCTGGGGCAAATTTGAATAATGTTTTGAGCCTACCTTTAGGGGTAGGCTTATTTTTTATGCTTTTAAAATTGATAGCAACAGCTTATACTGATATAATATAGTTGCAGGCGCTACAGTGTTGGTACACTGACTAAACAGACCCTACTAAATTGTAGGGTCTTATTTTTTTTGCACTTTTTTATAAAAAAGGTATTGAAATATACCTAATAATAGTATATTATATACTTGTAAGATAAATAGAGGAGGTCATTATTATGAGTATTGAAAAAATCTTTGATTTAGCCGAAGAGCTAAACCTGGTAAACAAGACGTTTACCACAGCAGACGGACGTGATGGAGAAACCGGGATAGATGGTTGGCTATACCTGCCAGAAACGACGGTATTCCGTGAAGGAAATAAAGTTGCCAGAGTTTTTGTTTCTAATTTCTTTGGTAACTTAATTGAATTCGCGGATGGTACAAGCTTGGATGTGTCCAAAGAAAAAGGCTTTGATAAAGCTATTGCCAAAATTAAGAAAATTTCTCAAAACAGTCCTGATAATTCAGAGTTAACATTTGAGGAAAAACATCCAAACGAAACGTTTGATGTTGATGGGCTTCCGGTTGATGATGCTATGATCAGTATTATCAACATGGTAGGGGACAACTTTGAAGTCTTTTTCGATGTTCCCGATTGTGTCGATGGTTGGGCTATCGTCGAAATAAAGGACGATAACAACATCGTTCCTGTTGAAGTAGATGATACTTCAATTAAATTAGATGATGAAGAAATAACAGCTGTCGAACTTGTACATCATCTAAGCAAAATCTTCAAAGAACGATAGGAGGCGATTAAATATGCAAAAGTACACAACGCTCAGAGTTTTAAGAGCTGAACGGGATTTGACTCAAGCCAGCCTAGCCCAAGCACTAGGAGTCACGCAAAAAGTGATTTCATCGTGGGAGACGGGCCGAAGCAATCCCAGACCCGTGATGATGCAAAAGGTAGAAGACTTTTTCAACGTGCCAAAGGAAGAGATTTTTCTAAAAGCCTTTGGGAAGAGCAAATAGGAGGAACTGAAATGAGTGAACTAAAAATATTAGGAACTGAAAAAATTGGTAGTTTTGAATTTACTGGAATTGAAGGCGGCTTTGGTGAAAATAAAAGAGCCATGCTAGTTAAAGATATAGCTTTGATCCATGACAGACCAGTTAAAGCAATTAACCAAGCGATAGAAAGACAACTTAACAGATTTAAAAATGGGATAGATATCTTAGATTTGAAGGCTGAAAATTTTGCGGTCACACTGAGTGACCTCGGATTTAATCAAGGGCAGATTAACGCATCCAAACATATCTACCTACTCTCAGAGCGTGGATATGCCAAGTTACTCAAAATTCTTGAAGATGATAAAGCTTGGGAAATCTATGATGAGTTGGTGGATAACTACTTTAACATGAGATACGTCATTCAAAAGCAAGACTCATATATGATCAACGACCCAATTCAACGCGCTAAACGTTGGATTGAAGAGCAGCAGGAACACCAAGCCAAATTAAATATACTGCAGCCTAAGGCAATCAAATATGATCGCTACTTAAGCAACAAAGGACTGATTACAACTACTCAGATCGCCAAAGAATACGGGATGAGCGGGGTCAAATTATATCAGTTCTTACACGATAAAGGGATCATCTATAAGCGAGGTAGCAAATGGTTTGTTTATCAAAAATTTGCAAATAGCCACTTAGTAGGATATGAGATTTTCGCACCAAATGATAATATCGTTAAACATACGCTCAAATGGACTACTAAAGGCGAACAATTTGTTAGAGAGTTACTTGAGGCTAATGACATAATGCCAGCTTAAGGAGGAAAATTATTATGACAAAGAAAAATAAAAAAGAAAACGAAAATGTTTATGTTGCAAAGAAACCATTTTACAAGAGAGTTTGGTTCTGGATCTTAGCTATTTTGGCTATTATAGTTATTGGAGGAGCTGTAGGTGGTGGATCTGATCCAGATACATCGCCAACTTCAGAGAACAACTCAAGTTCAAGCTCAAGCAATAAGGCTAGCACTCAAAACGATGCATTTAGAAAAGCATTTGATAATATAACTGTCGGTGATTTGATGAACCACGGCGATGGTGGAACAACCCTTAGTGATGTCGAGAAAGTTTTAGGCAAGCCTTCCACAACATCAACAACAACTATACAGGGAATAGAAACTAAAAATTACATCTGGAGTAAAGGCGGTGTGTCCATTACCGTTGTATTTAATGGCGATCAGGCTGTTTCTAAGCATATAACAGGTTTCAAATTCTCACGTGCTCCTAAATTCAATCTAGACGCTTATAACAGTCTTGAAGATGGTTCTTCGTATGAAGATGTTGTAAGTAAGTATGGTGAGCCTGATGGTTTAAGTGAAATGATTATTGGTGGTAATAAGAATGTTACTGCAACATGGGCAACCGGCACTAAAGGTGGTACAATTACATTAGAATTTACAAATGACAGTTTAGTTTCTAAAGCGCAATCTGGTTTAGAAAACTAAAACTAAAAATAAGCCAAGAGGTCTTACTTCTACTACAGTAGAGGTAAGGCTTTTTTTATTCGCATTATTTATTGATTAAATAAAATACACTTTTTTAAAAAAAGTTCAAAAAAGTATTTACTTTTATAAAAAGTTTAGTATAATAAAAGTATAAAGTTAAAGGAGGCAATAACATGGATTTATTAAAAGACAATGCTAACTCTATTTTAAAGGAAGAGTTGAAAAATAAAGGTTTAAAGCAAAAGTTTGTAGCTGAACATATTGGAATTGCAAACACATACCTAAGCCAATTGTTAAATGGCAGTAAGCCTTTGACTGTTGAAGTTGCAATCAAAACGGCACGTTTCTTGAATGTACCACTTGAAAAGATTTTAAATTAGAAAGGAAGAATTGAAATGAAAGAACTTATCAAAATTACAAAAGATGAACAAGGAATTTCAGTTGTTAGTGGTAGAGACTTACACGAATTTTTAGGAATTAACACAGAATATAAGAAATGGTTTAACCGTATGACCGAGTATGGTTTCACAGAAAATGCAGATTTTGTAAGGGTGACCCAAAAATGTCACACCCCTGGTGGAATTCAAAACATCACAGATCACGCAATGATTTTGGACATGGCAAAAGAAATATCTATGATCCAACGAACAAATAAAGGCAAACAAGCACGTCAATATTTTATCGAAGTAGAAAAGGAATTCAGAAAGCAATGTCAACTGCCTCAAACTCCAGAAGAAAAACTCGAATTAACGATGCAAGTAACAACACGGATCAATAAGCGACTTGGGAAGGTTGAAGAAAAGATTGACGAAATTCAAAACAAATCAGAAATTGACTCAGATCAGCGATATAAGCTTTGGGTTGCTAGAAACAAGAAAGCAGTCAAGACACTAGGCGGCAAAGATAGCAATGCTTATAAGAACAAGATTTTATCAAGAAGAGTATTTAGAGTTTTAGAACGTGAATTCAAAGAAGCATTTGTGATTTCACGTTACGAAGATCTTAAGAAAGAAAATTTTGATAAAGCGATAGATTTTATTGATAATTGGTATCCGCCATGTGGTTTAAACCGAGAGATTGAAGCTATAAACTCACAAGAAAATTTATTCTAAGGAGGTGATCAGGTGAAACCTGTATTAGCGGTTTTGGCTGCTTGCCTGGTTTACATCACCGTGTTTGTCGGTGTGAGTTGGGCTAAAGATAAAATTAATGATTGGAATGATAAATAATGTGGTGTATATACGGAATATTCGCATGTATGGCATTTGCCTGTAGTGTAGATCTTTATAGATGGAACAAGAAACGTAAGGGAGGTGATGAAAAATGATTACATTAACTAACGCTGGTTATTGGACCTTGATAGGTTTATCAGTACTTGGCGGCTATGTACTGCACGCCGTAATAGATGCAATCAAAGATGGAACTTTCTTCGATTAGAAATAAAAAAGCTAGATCGTTAAGACCTAGCTCTTCAGGAAGACATAAATTTAAAATAAGAATTTAAAATTGAATTTGTGTCTTTATTATAACACAAGGAGGTAAGCAATGGAAAGAGGAGAAATAGATCAAGCTATTGAACACCTATATGGCAAGGATACGACAGCCTTACCAGATGATAGATATTTAGAGCACAAAGGACAAGAATACCTTAACAGTCAAGGCTGGTTAGAACGTGAGTTAGGAAACAAGAAAGGAAGATAAAAAAATGAATGAATTACAAAAATTTAATTTTGAAGGTAACGATTTAGCAGTTAAGGAAATCGAAGGGCAAGTTTATTTCAATGCAGAACAAGCCGCTATTGGTTTGGGTTTGTTTGAAAAGAAGAATGGGAAAGTCTATGTACGCTGGAGAAACGTGTCTAAATATCTTTCGCAAGAAGTTGCGAAAGGCGATTTTATCACTGAACCACAATTTTACAAGTTTGCTATTAAGGCAAACAATCCAGTTGCAGAAAAATTCCAAGATTGGGTCACGGATGAAGTATTACCTGCAATTCGTAAACATGGAGCTTACATGACAGACGAGAAAGCTTTTGACGTTGTTCACAACGCTAGTGGATTAGCAGACTTACTACAACAAGCAGCCGACCAATTGAAGGCTAAAGATATTCAGATTGCAGAAAGGAAGCCTAAAGCATTGTTCACTGATAGTGTTGCCGTTTTATAAAAATCAAGGAGGAAAAATATGATGAATGAATTAATTAAAGTAACAGTTAAGGACAACCAACAATTAGTTAGTGCTAGAGACTTACACAAAGGGTTAGAACTTAAAAAGCAATTCACGGATTGGGTAAAACAAAATTTCGATGTATTTATTGAGAATGAAGATTTTACGTTTACCCCTAGAAGTGTAAACATGCCAAACGGCGGGACAAAAGCGGTTAAAGATTACGCAATCACGGTAAGCATGGCGAAAGAATTAGCTATGATGAGTAGGACTAAAAAAGGAAAAGAGTATAGAAAATACTTTTTAAAATTAGAACAAGCTTGGAATAGTCCTGAAATGGTTATGAAAAGAGCTTTAGAAATTGCTAACAAGAAAGTAGAACAATTGAAACTTGAAAATCAAGAAATGAAGCCTAAAGCATTATTTGCGGATAGTGTTGCAGCAAGCCATACAACAATTTTAATTGGCGAACTAGCTAAAATCTTACGTGGCAATGGAATTGATATTGGCGCTAATAGATTGTTCCGATGGATGCGAGACCAAGGCTATCTTATCAGTAGAAAAGGGACGGACTACAATACGCCAACTCAGAAAAGTATGGATTTAGGGTTATTTAAGATTAAAGAGTCGACCGTTATACACAGTGATGACTCAACATCTATCCGTAAGACAACTAAAGTTACCGGCAAAGGGCAACAGTATTTTATCAACAAGTTCATGAAGATGAAGGGGGAAGAAACATGCTAGAGAATGAAGATTTCGAAATTGAAAAAGAAGCTTACGAGATTACAAGCACGGAAGAGGCGTTGCTGACGTTTGAACAAATATTTGATGAGCAAAGCAAGATTAAGAATTTGAAGGACAAAATAAAGCAAACTAAGAGCTTCTATGAAAATCAGATCAAGTATGAAGAGTTCAAAGTAGATAACCTTAAGAACGCTTTGCTTGCATATTACGAGAAACAAAAGATGGCAAACCCTAAAGTTAAGATCAAATCACCATTCGGGAATTTTGTAAGTCACAAAGAAAAGCTAGATTTTGAACTTGACGAAGAAAAATTAATTGAGAAATACAACGGAACTGATTTAGTTAAAACTACATCAACATTGTATAAAGGTGATTTAAAGAAACGCTTATCAGTTATCGGAGACAAAGTAGTCGATACAGAAACAGGTGAAGTTGTAGATGGGGCTAATCCAGTAACTAAACCGGCTTATGTATCAGTATCAATCAAGAAACCTAAGGAGGACAAATAATATGCAAAGTGAAAATTTAGATAAGTTATTCAAAGGTATGAATACCTTCAGAAGTCAATTAAAACAACCAGCAAAGGACGCAAAGAACCCGTTCTTTAAATCTAATTACGTAACACTTGAAGGCGTTCAAAACGCAATAGATGCAGCTATTAAGGGCACAGGGCTTGCATATACTCAAATCGTTAAGAATGACGATAACGGCAATGTAGGAGTTGAGACAATCATTACTCATGAAAGTGGGCAATATCTTACTACTGGGGTTCTTGCATTACGCCCAGAAAAAGCAACTCCTCAAGGTTATGGCTCTACTATCACATACGCCAAACGTTATCAATTAGCTTCAGCGTTCGGTGTCAGCTCAGATGTTGATGATGATGGAAACGTTGGGAGTGGAAACTTTAAGACACCAGCAAAAGGAAATTATCAACAAAACAATTATCAACAAAGTTATCAACAACCGAGACAACAAGTACAACAGAAACAGGTAAGCCTAGAAGTTGAATATAATAGCTTATTTAATAAAGTATTAAAAGCTTTAGGAACTGATAAAGATGATTTACAGGCTCGAATAAATGGCCAGTTAACCCAAATGTTCCCCGACGACACAAGAACAGAGGATAAGTTTAAACATGGAATTATGATTTTAAAAGGGCTCATAGAAAGCAAGGCTGATAAATAATGTTTGGCAAGTTGATCGGTATCCAAGGAAACGTGCTTAAAATCGTCCCTGACGAAGATTTAGACATAGCCAAGGTAAATAGACTCGCTAATGGTAAACAGCCCACAGTCGAGCTAAAAATAGCCGATAACAGGAAGATAAGCCCAGAACAACGTAAGAAAATATTTGCATTGATTAATGATCTATGTTCTTACACTGGAGATGTTCCAGAATATTGGGAAACAGTATTTAAGTATCAAGTACGAGAAACGTTTGGAGTAGATGAGTTCAGCTTGTCTGACTGCTCCATCACGATAGGAAATTACATGATCTTGGTAATTTTAAATTTTATGTTTGAAGAAGATATACCTTTCAAGACTAAGACGTGGGATAGTTTGCCAAGCGAGTTTCCAAAACAAATGTTGTGTCTTAAAAATAAGCGCTGTGTGTTGTGTGGTAAGCCTGCAGATATTGCACACTATCATGCTGTAGGAGCTGGTAGAAATCGAAATAAGATTAATCACGTTGGCAATTACATCATGACTTTATGCAGAGAATGTCACACAGAGCAGCATAAGATAGGCGTTAAGAGTTTTCTTATGAAGTACCATATAAAGCCTATCAAAGTTACAGAAGATATAGCAAAACAATTTAAATTAGGAGTGATAGATAATGACATTACCAGAATTGATTGAATTGAAACAAAAAATAGAAGTTTATAAGCGTCTGCTTTACGGCGAAGCAATGACAACAACACCGCCAGAAATGAAGTTTAACATTTGGTTATCAGATTTTGAAGCTGCACAAGAAAAGCTATCAAATTTCATTTTAGAAAACGAAGGTAAAGATATAATCTTTTAAAAATCAAAAGCATGCTGCTACTCGGCAGCATGTTTTTTTATTTGCTTAGAATTAACATAACAGGAGCCAAATAAACGCGTTCTAAGACGTTTAACCCCTATCTAGTATAATTACACCCAAGATATATTTAAAACCGTTATACGCATGTTTTTTTACCAAATACAAGTAATCAAGAACATTATCTAAGTTAGATAACCAGTTAATTCACCTGATCCTGCATGATAATAAAAAAGGGCAAAAAAGTACACAAAAGTCTTGACAGAATAAATGTATTCAGCTATCATTTAGGTATACTTATTGAAGGAGGAATTACAATGCAACAAGTACAAACTGAGTATCTCAACTATAAAGAAACTATGAAGGTTCTAGGGTTAACAAGCTACAAGGCTTTGCGACGTTACATTAAAGCAGGCTTGCCAGTAATTGAGGTTGCTAATTCAAAACGAATTAAGAAAAGTGACTTAGACGCCTTTATGGCAGCGCACTATGCAAACAAAAAGTAGTAAAAAAAGATGAGTCAGTGAACTTATAACACCGAACGGGTGGGAAGCCCGTTAGGAAGGAATGATAAACATGGAAGAAAAGCCAAGTTACTATTCAATTTTGACCGCAAATGTTAGGTACGACGAAAGGCTAAGCGCAAATGAAAAAATATTATTTAGCGAAATTACTGCTTTATCCGGTAAGTATGGTTATTGCGCTGCTAGAAATGGATATTTCTCGAAACTATACAACGTTTCAGACAGAAGTATTACACGTTGGATCAAACACCTAAGAGAACTTGAATACTTAAAATATGTGCCAATCTATAAAGAAGGCTCGAAAGAAGTAGTCGAAAGAAGATTATATGCACTTGCTGACTCAAAACACCCCATGGACAAACAAGTCTTAGGGGGTAGACAAAAATGTCTTCAAGGGGTAGACACAGATGTCGAGGATAATAATATAAATAATAATAATATAAATACTAATAACTCTTTTACTCAAGATAGTATTAATACTAAAGGTATTGGTATCTTAGCTGAGAGCGATAACGATAATAAGAATAAAGATAAAACTAAGAATAAAGATAAAAATAAAAAAGATAATGATAATAAAGAGAATAATAGAGTTAAAGATAAAGAGAGTAATAGTAATATAAACAATAATAGTATTAATACTAATAAAGATCTTAAAGGCAATAGAGATAAAGATAGAGTTAATACTAATAAAGATCTTGAAGGCAATATAGATAATGAATGCAGTATAGATAAAAAGGAGAGCAAGGGAAGGGGTAGCAGTATTAATACTAAGATAGATAATACATGCAATATAGAGAATGAATGCAGCATAGAGAATGAAAAAAAACATACACATGGTATAGATAATAAATGCAGTATAGAGAATACATGCAATAAAGATCTTAAAGGCAGTAAAGATAATTTTGATTATAAAAGATTTATTGAATGGTTTAATGAATTAGCTAATAAGAACTTTAGAGATACAGAGACTAATAGAAAGATGATTAGATCTAGATTGAATGAAGGATATACAAAAGAGGATGTAGCTAAGGTAGTTAGACTTAAAGTGCAGCAATGGAAAGATAACCAGAAGATGAATAAGTATCTAAGGTTTACCACATTATTTGCAGCTACTAACTTTAGTAATTATCTACAAGAAGCTGAAGATACCCTTGAACCACAGGAAAAGAAAAAAAGAGAAAGTTCCGCTAAAGAGAAAACAAGAAAAACAAACCCTGTTGAAGAGAAAATACAGCAATACAAATTATTCTTAAGTGAACATCCAGATAACAAAGTGATAAAAGAAGCACTAGAGCAACTTGAACAAAGCAAAGGATAGAATAGCTGATAGCACAGGATAGTCCTGTAAGGCTCTCAGAGGCTGTTACAGACGTTTTAGATAGTCTTGAGTATAATTACACCAAGAACACGTTAAAACGTCTTAGAGAGCATTATACGAGCTAAGAGAAAGAAATAGAAAAACAAATGACTTGAGCAAAGCAAAGAATATGATTAGCTGATAACGCGGAATAGTCTTGTGAGGCTCTCAGAAGCTGCTACAGGGATTTTAAATGACTCTGAGCATAATTATACTAGAAACACATTAAAACGTCTTAGAAGGCGTTATATGAGCAAATAAGAAAGGAATAAAGAAATGAACGAAATAGAATTGAGAATTGTAGAGGCACTATTAAATAAACCAGAGCTGATCGATAGCACATACATCAATACAGATTGGTTTACTGAAATTAAGCTAAGAAACATTGTCGAAGCAATGCAAAAGCTAGATCTACAAGAAAGGACATTGCTTAATGTCTTTACTGAGATGAATAATGACGGTAGTGTCGAATATAAGCATCTGGTAGATATGCAAGGTGAATTTGTTACAAGTGCTAGCTTCGGAAATGATGTCAAGTCGCTACACAAGCTATACGCACAACGTATACTAGAAACAAGCATGGACGTGTATAAGCAAAACCCAAAGAAACAAGAACTTACTAACTTGTCAGAAGCAATTGCAGAGTTATCAAAAATCGATGAAGCAGGAGACGATGGAAAACTTGAAGAAGCAATCGATGAGTTACAGGATAGATTAGCTTCAGGAAAACCAGTAGGAATTAAGAGCTTTGAAGGCCTAGACGACTTACTTGCTGGGGGCTTATACGGTTCTATGCTGTTTACCATTGGCGCTAGACCTAGTGTTGGTAAAACGGCTTACGCGGTCAATCTAGCCTATCAAATCATGAATAAAGATCCAGAGGTTCAAGTAGACTTTTTTACTCTTGAAATGAACAAAAGAGAAATGCTAAGCCGCTTTGTTTCAAGAAGCGCTAACGTGGATAGCCAAAGGTTAAAACAGCCTGCTAGTGATTTAGACCTAGCCTTTACCGAAATGGTTAGCGAAGGTATTAAGTGGGTTAGAACTCACAAAATAAGGATCTATGATAGAGTTTTAACTTTAGGCGGTATCTTAAGCATAATTAAAAAAAATGCTGCTAAAGCTAAACCAGACAAGTATGTTGCAATTATCGATTACATTGGTTTGGTTAAAGTGAACGGTAGACAAGATCGTTGGTTACAAGTTGGAAAAATTACACGAGAACTCAAAATTGTTGCTAACGAGTACAATGTTCCAGTGGTTGCGCTGGCTCAATTAAATCGTGGGGTAGAGGGTAGAAAAGATAAAGAACCTTTGCTTTCGGATTTGAGAGAGTCTGGCTCTATTGAACAAGACAGTAACGTTGTAGCGTTTCTATACCGGCCAGATGAGGACAACAGGGAATTGGTTAAATTAGCCATCAGAAAGAACCGTGAGGGCTCACTGGGAGATATCAGTTATTACTTTAACGGCAAATATATGAATTTCCAAGAAATGAGTGAGGATATATAATGAGTTACATGGATTACAACCAGTTTCAAAGCCTCATGGTCGAGAATGGTTATCAAAAGTCTAAAGCAGTTGGTGTGTATCTGGACAAGGCAATGCACTACAACAAAATGATCAAGAGTATTAAAGCAAACGTCAAAGATAAAGCCCCAGTAGTCAAGACCAAAATGGAAAAGTTTATCAAGTTGTATGATAACAAGCGAATTGAGGCGGTGTGGGGTGCGATTAAAGTAGCTGAATTAGAGAAGCTACAGGGTTGGAAATTTATTGAAGATGGTGAAGGATTTGTTCTACAACTGCAGATTAAGTATCAAGGAAATTTGAAGAAAGCTACTGAATTTGAAAAGAAGCAAGTTGAGTTAGCAACTCTTTATGAACAAGCACACAAGAAAGGTGGATTACATGACTAACGAATACAAACAAGGCCAACAAGATATGTTAGCACTAATTAAAGACGCATACTATAAAACTGACAAATCAGAGTTTGAACGCTTACTTGATACAGGTGACGAGAACGAAGTACAAGAATTCTTAAGGCACGATTATATCCAGCAAGGCATGGAGATTGAAAGAACTAGACTTTTAGGAGAAATAAGGGAGCTTGCAGAAAAACATGGAATTGATATTCAACATTGAACCACAACAGCAAGAACGGCCTAGAGCAACAGGGCGCGGCAAATTTATTCGAATGTATGATCCACCTAAAACAGCAAAATTCAAGGAACAGTTGCGAGCATTGGCGACAGAAATATATCACGATGCACCACTTGAAGGCGAAATTTATCTTAAGGTAGCCTTCTATCGAAAGATCCAAAAGAGTATATCGAAAAAAGAACACGATAGACGGGTCTCAGGAGCACACAGACCGATTGTAAAACCGGATCTTTCAAATTACCTCAAGGCGTTTGAAGATGCTTTAAACGGGATTATATGGGCAGATGACGCGATGATCGTTCACGAAGAAATCGATAAGTATTATTCAGACGAACCAAGAATAGAAGTTGAAATTAAAGTAAAGGAGGTCTAAAAAAATGAAGCATTTAAGCAAAATCAAATTTAAATATTCAAACTGATTAACAATGTAGAATAGTTTTAAAAGGCTCTCAGAGGACGATACAGACGTTTTAAACAGTTCTGAGTATAATTAACCATAGAAGTTTCAAAAGCTCTTAGAAGACAATTTTAGGGGCTTTTATTTTTTTACACAAAAATATATTTTTTAGCAAAAAAGTGTTGACAAGTAATATATACGTGTTATGATAAGAGTGTAATCAAAAGCAAGGAGGACAAACAAATGAAAAAGAATATCATTTTATCAGCAGTAGTATGTAGCACATTGTTAGCAGGATGTGGGGCAAATACAAACCACGTCAAAACAAGTTCGAGCGTTTCCAAGGTTTCAACTTCAAAGGTTGTAAAATCATCATCATCAGTCAAACCTGACCCAAAAGCATCTGAAAGAACATGGACTTATAAAAACAATGTCTTTGATGCAGGAAACGAAACTTATAAATTCACTGGCTGGGACGTTGTGAATTCAGCAAACGAAGGCAAGAAAGTTCTAGTACTTTATTGTGATGTTACAAATAATTCAACTGAAGAAATGGATCCATCAAATGTATATTTGGTTGTGGACGCATATCAAAAAAACGAAGCTTCAAATATGCGACTCAGCTCTGGAATGGTTGAATGTGACGAGAATGGAAATAATCCATTGCAACAATACGAAGATGCATTGTACAACAAACTATTACCTGGAAAGACAGTTAAAGCCGCTATATGGTTTGAATTTAATAATGACAGCCCGGTCCGAGTAGAATTTAAAAATTCAGAACTCGAAACCATTGGAATTAAGAATTACAAAGTTAGCAAGAAATTGAGTAAGGCTGATAGAGAAAAACTTAAGAGATCTAATGCATCACAACCAGCAGCACAATCAAATGAAGCTGCACAAACTAAAGGCACTGTTCAAAGTGACAACGGCAGTGATGTTCAAGCCCAAGTAAGTGATGACCAAACTTCAAAATCAAATGACGATGATCAAGTTGATACAGCTCAACCATCACAAGGTGGAACAATCTACCAAACTAATAACGATGGTGATGGCTTCAAGGGCGATCCAGATGCTATTGCTGACACGCAGCAGAGAATGATGGAAGGAATAAAATAAGCGGGAGGCTACTACTATGACAAATAAGAATTTTATTGGAACAATTGAAAGTGAAACAAAGGCGAAAAGCCTAGCTGTTTTAAAAGCCACAAACGACGGGGATGTGGTGAGTGCAACCCCATTTGAAATATTTGATACGTTGCAAGGCAAAAGAATTCAGTTTCACCTTCCAATTAAAGCAAACCGATTTAAGGTGCTTTCGGTTGAAGGTGACGCTATTGATGACTTGATAAATATAATTGAGATATAGGAGAAATTATTATGGAGAAGAAAATAACAGAATTAGATAAGGCAAAAGCGGTTGTATTCGATAAGAATAACAGCTTCAAGAAGCTGCATGAAGTATCGGGTTGCTCAGTTTCGAGGCTTAGACACTATCGCTGTGAGCCTGAGTTACTAGAGACGGCTAGATGGATTACAATTCACAGGCTAGCAAGTTTGTACGACGAGATAGCCAAGAGATACAAATAAGGCGGTGATGGCGAGCGTGCCTAAAAGTACGACCGTTCCAATAAAGCAAAGACAAGTTCAATAACAAAACGTTACTGAGTTTATAAATTTCGTTTGCCGCCAAAAGTGGCGATGAAACAGTTTGATTTGAGATATAGGAGGAATTAAAACGGTGAATGAATTACAAATTTTTAACTTTAAAGGAAGCGAAGTAAGAACAGTAACTATTAACAACGAACCTTATTTTGTTGGTAAGGACGTTGCAGATATTCTTGGGTATCAAAACCCCAGCCGTGATATTAACCGACATGTTGATCAAGAAGATCGTCAAAACTACCAAAACGGTAGTTTAGCATCAAACCGAGGAATGACAGTAATTAACGAGTCTGGATTATATTCCTTAATCATTGGCAGTAAGTTGCCAGATGCAAAGAAATTCAAACGCTGGGTAACAAGTGAGGTATTACCATCCATCCGTAAACATGGTACCTATATGACACCGGACAAGATCAACGAAATTTTGTCGGACCCAGACACAATCATTAAATTGGCTACACAATTGAAAGTTGAACGCGAAGGCCGGCTAGTAGCTGAACAACGAGTCAACGAACTGACACCTAAAGCCAGTTACTATGACCTTGTTCTACAAAACAAAACGTTGGTCACAATTACACAGATTGCCAAGGATTATGGTATGAGCGGTCAAGAGTTAAACCGTAAGCTACATGAGCTAGGTGTTATCTATAGACAAGGCAACGTTTGGCTGCTATATAGTAAGTATCAACGAACAGGTTGGACCCAATCAGAAACGTTTATGGCTCCTAAACCAGACGGTACACAGAAGGCTGTGATGCATACCAAATGGACACAGAAAGGACGCCTAGGCTTATATGAGTTGCTTAAACAAAATGGGATCCTGCCATTAATCGAGACAGAAGATGAAGACTAAAGGAGACGATAAAAATGGAATTTGTAGGATATGTTGTAAAAATTAATAATTGTTATTATAGATCACAAATAAATGGTGATTATATGATCTGCAAATCATTTGATGAAGCAATGAAAATTACATCAATTCGTTATGCTAGAAAAATCGCTGAAGAAATCGGCGGAGTAGTTAGACAAGTGTATGTTTCAGATGAAAAAATTGATGAATGTGGGGAACAATAGTTATGAAAATACTAAATAAATTGTTATCCTGGCTAGTAGGAATTACAATTTTTGTAAACGGCATAATCTTGATTTTAGAGATATTCTATTTTCCTGATATGTTTCTATTCAAGTTGTGGATCGCTGAGTTAGTAGCAACACTTGCAATAGTAGGGATCAAAGCGCATGTATCATATAAGGTTTTTGAGTTAGAGGAGGAAGAAACCAATGGAATTGATGGAAGAAATTAAAGAGCTTAAAGAATACAAAGAAGCTAAAGATTTACCAATTGCAGAATTAGCAAGAAGAATTGAAGCTGATGATACAACGGTTGGCAGATGGTTAAAAGGTATGGCTACACCTAGCGACTATTCTTTACTCAAAGTGCGAAGATTTTTAGATAGTGTCAAAGGCTGGGAAGGCTCGAAAACACTAGAACCATTTAAAGATAAAACAACTAGAGAGCACGAACGAGCAGAGAAAGATATTAACTATCTAAAACAACGTATTAAGGCTTTAAACGATATTGAAGAGTTGGATCCACTGGTGGCCGAATTAAACACCATTACACAGCTTGGAAAACTTATGCTTGATGCTTACGACACTACATTTTAGACGCCAAATTAGGAGGACAAACAAATGAATTCAGAAACAGATATCAATTGCAACACCGATTTTGCTGAAGTTGAGTCAGAAGAAGAAAAAATTAAGTGTAAAAAAGTGGCGGTTTTTCTAGCCAATGGTACAGAAATGGTAACTAACAACGTTTTGAGTGTTAGTGAATACACTAACGAACACGGCGGGCTTGCACTTGAACTTTGTGGCAAAAGCAAAACAGGGAAAACCAAAAAGATGGTTTTCAATCTAACAAGCAGTAACGTCATTGGATATTCAATAGAAGATCAAGAAACAAGCAAATCTTAAGGATTGACCTTAACAAGTCGTAAACTATCTAAAACAACGTATTAGCGCTTTAAACGATATTGAAGATTTAGGCACATTAGTAACTGAATTAAATATTATCGCACAGCTTGGAAGCCTTGCGCGTGATGCTCACAAGGCGCCGTTCTAAAAGTATCAACAAAGGAGAAATTAACATGGATTATCAAAAAAAAGTAGACATGAAAGAAGTTAAAAAAATACAGAAACAAACAACTGAGATAGCTAAAATCTTGAAAAAAGAGGGCTATGAAGCGGGAGTAATAGCGTTAGGTAGAGGTACAGGGGTCGCGACTAATGTTTTTGGCAGCAGAAAAGATGTGCTATTTACTGTATACACTATTTTGGAAAATTTGAAAGAAGAAGACAAACTAATACTTTTATCTATGATCTCAGGTATCAAATTAGGAGATAAATAATTAAAATTTTGACCTTAGTTTCAGAGGAATGTTAAATCAATTGACCTTAGCACGTCATTAAACTGCTAAATACTGACGTGGTTATTTGAACGGTATACATTCACAAAAAACCGTAAATCAGGATCTCGCAAATAACGACACAGTACAGGCTTAGCATCTGTCGAAGGGTGCTGAGTCATAGGCAGTAGAGATGTAAGGAAGCTATAAAACAAAAATTTATTAAAAAGGTAGGTGTAATTTCCCTTTCTCATTAATTCATGCAGTAGCAGCCGAGCAAATTTATTGCCGAAACTAGACTATCCTTAGTTGCAGACTGCAAATTGTGAGCAAAAAAAATTATGAAAGAAGGTTCAAGCCTTCGTATATTCTTCGTATCTTGTTTGCAACTAATCTGCCTTGTATCTGCAAAATTTGAGCCAGTCACACGTTTTTGAGAGCGTGGCAAGGTATTTATACCGGTATAATATTAAAACGATAAGGAGAGGTGAAAATGGAGCTTATAACAGCAATTCACAACTTAGAACAATGGAGACCAATTATGGAGTGGGATGATCACATAAAGGAGCTGCCAGATGAGCTAAAAGAGAGTTGGAATAGAATACTACAAGCCAGAGGTATAGGGTTGATGGATAGGTTAGGACTAACACAAGCCGAAATCAGAGAAATATCCGAGTTGATTAACAATGACACACTACCAACTGAAGCATTCCGAAGATATGGGATCAAGTATGCAAAGCGCTTAGCCAAGAGATTGGGTATGGAAGATGTGATTGATAATTATTACAAGCGGGTTAAGTCGTATTACTTGATAAATGTTGTTACTAAAGAAAAGTATCAGTTTCATAGGTTACAAGATGCGGCTGAGTTTCTAGGAAGAAAAGACTATAGGTCGCTGCCGCAATACATTGATAGAGCTTTGCTCATTCCAAGAACAAGCTACAAGATTTATAGATACAGAACATTCAAGAAAAGAAAGAGGTTTTAGCATGAAAAAGATCATGGCGTTAATTTTTACAATAATTTCAGGAGTAAGCATGTTTGGAGTCATTACAGGATATATACTTGATGCACTTGGCTTATGTGGAGCAGGCTTCTATCTAATAGGAATAGGTGAGGTTGTATGTGTTGCATCTGCAGCGGCGGTTGTCACAATTGGTATTTTTAGCTATTTAGAGTAATAAAAACGATTGTATCATAAGGAGTGCAGGCTTGTGGAAGATATGCTACTAGATTTACCTCAGGTTAATTACGATGGAACAGCTGATAACGTTGTAAAGTTTCTAACAAACAGAAGCTACTACCCTAGGATGTATGATATATACATGCAAGCTAATCCAGAGAAATTAAAGAGCCCAAGTTTAAGTGGTATGCCTGGAGGTAGTGTTGGAAACAGCAACGAAAATAAAATGATCAAATATTTGTATGCAAAGGCGATTGTAGATGGAGTTAGACAAACGATAGACAAGGGTTCGCATGAGTTAAAAGTAGTGTTTAGTAACATAACCGGAGAGATAAGTGCGGTTGAAGCGATGCGAATGTTACACTATGAAAAAACAAGATACTACTTAATTAGAAAACAGGCTTTAAATGAATTTGCCGATATTTTAGAAGTTCAAAATTTGCATTGCCCAGATCTACATGCTTATATTTGAATATTGCATAAAAGCGGAGACCAAAGGGATTTGTTGAAAACGTACATTGAAAGCAAAAAGGATGCAGCCAAACGAAAAAGGTGGTATTATATTATTGTCGAAAGACATAGTTAATCATTCATTTCAAAATTAAATAGTTTGCTTTTCAAAGACAGCGAGATGAGTTATAATAAACTTGTCTCTTATGTGGTGTGTAGGAGCACCACACTCTGACATTAAATAACTTTAGCGTGATATTCTTTGGTTTTTCATTACTGAGAATAAGCCTCCTTTAGAATGATATTTGGAGTGTGGTTCCAGTTCGATCCTGGAACACTACTTTGTGTGTATGACACTATCCATACCGTGACCACAACGTTATGTGGATATAATTGTAATTCCTATTGTTATTCATGTTGGCTTTTCAACTATCATTTTTCATTATATTCCTTTACAGAGAACAGTTTTAATGACTGTTCTTTTTTTATACAATTTAGGAGGTTGTTTATGCAAAAAATTGAATTGCAAAGCCCTATAGCTGTGGCTAATTTTATAATTGAAGTTGCTAAGAAAGAAGGAAATCCAGTTACAAATTTGAAGCTTCAGAAAGTTTTATTTTTTCTACAGGGATATTGTTTGAATGAGTACAATAGGATATTATTTGATGGAAAATTTGCTAAGTGGCAATATGGCCCTATTGAAGAAGAAATATATCAGATATTTAAACCTCAGGGATCCATGCCTATTGATTTTCTAAGTACACAAGGAAAAATCGAAAATGGGATAATAAAGTTGTATCACGAAAAAATTGATTTACCTCAAGAATACATTGAGGAATTGAAAAGCGTGGTGATAAAGATAAATCAAAAAGCACCATGGGAATTGTTTGAATTAACGCATAAACATAGTAGCTGGTATTCTTATAAAGACGATATAAGCAGGGGAATTGCAATTGATTATGCAAACGATGAGATAGAAAAATGCTTCAAAGATAATTTTAGCCAGCTTAATAGCTGACTTTTTATTTTGCAAAGAAGGGGTGATACCAATTTTACAACTAGATGAAAGGAAAGTTCGAAAAGGAAAACCTATTGGACTCCCATATGTTGGAAGCAAGAAAAAAATATCAAAAAAAATCGTGGAGATAATCAAACAAAACTTCGGAACTGATATACCAGTTTACGATGTTTTCGGCGGTGGTGGTGCAATTACTGCAGAACTGCTATTGAATAATATGCAGGCCCACTACAATGACTTAGACAGCGATGTTACAAGTATGTTTACCAGAGTTATCTCACAAGATAGAGAATGGATCAAAACATTGGCTGTTTCACGTGATGAGTTTCTAACTATCCGTGATAAAAAAGGAAAAACAGTTGATGACAATTTGAAGTTACTGGTCAATTCTTTTGCGAATAATTCAAAAAATTACTTGTACTGCAAAGAACAGTCCAGGGCAAAATACAATCTCGCAATTGAAATTATAAAAAAACATGATGTGTTTAGTGGCTACAAGCAAACGGGAACCTATCGAAACGCTAAACAATCATGGCGACCGGAGCAGTTAGAACGACTACAACAATTAGAACAACTACAACAATTAGAACAACTACAACAGTTGAAGGAAGCGCGAGACCCAGAGATAACTAATTATGACTATACAGCATTTTCAAATGTTGAGAATGCTATTTTTTATCTGGACCCACCATACCAAAACACAATGAATGGATATAAATTTGAGTTCAATCATTCGTTATTTTATGACTGGTGTGTTGAGATGGCAAAAAAAAATATTGTAATTATTTCCAGCTACAGCATTCCAGATCCGCGTTTTAAGGTTGTTTGGGAGTTTAAAACGGCGCGTGGTTCGTTTGCTGGAGGCGTAAATAAGAAGTATGAGCAACTTTACATGGTTTCGGAAGGATTAAATCAACTAAGCTAAGGCAAAAGGTGGTGAGTATTGTGGTAAGAGCGCTTTACAAAGAATGGTTAACAGAGGAAAAGTTAACATTGTTGAAAGGCTGGAAGAGAAATGGTTTAACTGATGAGCAAATTGCTCATAATATGGGAATTAATGTTCGCACGTTGTGGAGATGGAAAGCTGAGCATAAAGAGATGAAGGAGGCACTAAAAGTAGGGAAAGAAGTGGCCAACTTCATTGTTGAAAATAAGCTGTTTCAAAAGGCTATCGAAGGTAATACTACTGCTATGGTTTTTTGGCTAAAGAACAATTGGCGCGATAAATACAACGATAGTGAGTTGTCGCCAGAAGAACGTAAGCTTGCTATTGCACGTATGAAGAAATTAGAAGTTGAAACTAAGAATGTTCAATTACGTAATAAGTCACTTGAAGAAAATGGCGCTGATATTGAAGAAGCACTCAATAGAGTTATGGATAAGCTTAGCAGTGAAAGCGACAAAGAAAATAATAATAATGATTGATAATGGCTAGTTTGTAGTATAATATAAGAGCAAACAAAAAGCCCTAGCGGTGTTGGCGACACCCTAGAGCTGGTAACCATAGAAAGGATATGATTACATGGATACAATCAAGTGAGTGTATCAAGATGCGCAATTGGAAAAGCAAAAACACACAAGGGCTATATTTGGAAATATATTTAATAAATGGTTAGTACTCTTGATGAGTGCTTTTTTTATTAGCAGAGAGGTGAACGCAATGGCAATAGATAATTTGTTAACTGCAAAGCAGCAAAAAGCCTTACAATCCTATTTACATGATGATTGGAGAGTCCTGATCCTATCTGGTGCAGTTCGTGCTGGCAAAACATATATTTCTGATTGGATATTTTTGCTTGAGTTGCGAAGGACTGCACGACTAGCTAAAGTCCAAAACGATCCGCACCCTGTTGTTATCCTTGCTGGATATAGTTCTAATTCAATCTACACGAATGTTATCGTTTCAATTGAAAATGAGTTTGGCGTTGAACTAAAGCCAGATAGGCATGGGCATTACCATTTGTTTGGTGTTGATATAGTGCCTGCTTATACTGGAAACAAGCGAGGAATGAGCGCCATTCGCGGTGCAACTGCATACTCCGCCTACATTGATGAAGGATCATTAGCCGATCAATCTGTGTTCCAAGAAATACTACAGCGTTGTTCAGTTGAAGACTCGCGAATTATTGTGACTACTAACCCTGGGAGCCCGGTTCACTACTTGAAAACGGATTACATTGACAAGGAAGACGACCCTGAGGCTAGGATCAAAGTTTTTAACTTTACGATTGATGATAATACGTTCCTTAGCCCTGAATATGTAAAAGCTTTAAAGGCACAAACGCCTTCGGGAATGTTTACGGACAGAGCTATCTATGGCCTTTGGGTATCTGGGGAAGGGCTAGTATATCGTGACTTTGATAAAAATAGAATGATGATCGATAAACTACCACCTAACCGCTCATATAAATATTATTGTGGCGTCGACTGGGGCTTTGCTGAAGGACACGATACATCAATTACTGTATGGGCTGATGATGAACAAGGCAACACTTATTTAGTTGAAGAACATACCGCAAACCGTAAGTACATTGATTACTGGATTGAGGTAGCTAAAGGTATTCAGAAGAGGTATGGATACAACGTTACCTTTTGGTCAGACCCCGCAAGAATTGATTATGTATCTCAGTTTGTTACTAATGGTATACAAGCTCGGAACGCAAAGAAAGATATTTTGGCCGGGATTGAGTCAGTTGCAGAGCTGATGGCCACTAAGCATTTCTTTGTGTTGAAGAGTGCTCCTGTTAAGTTTCTTGATGAAATTTATCAATATGTTTGGGATAGTGACAAGGGAGTGCCGATTAAGAAGAAGGATCACGTATGCGACTCAATGAGATATGGAATATTTAACGAGCATCTAAACAATGACGCTCAATTTATTAATTCAGTTTATATTTAGGAGGTGGTAGCGTGGCAGACAGTGTAAAGATTGCTGGCAGTGCTTATATATCCAAGGAAGGCCTGTATCTTTATCCAAATGAAGAACTAACAGGCGAAGACATTTTAACGTTTATTAACTATAACAGAGGTATCACAACGTATGGAGAGAACTACCGTTACTATACAGGTGAACATTCTATTTTAAAGAAGAAGTTTGATCCTAACAGCTTTAGACCAGATAACAGAGTGGTCAGTAATTGGGCTAACTATGTTGTGGATACATATATCGGCTATTTCATGGGGACACCAGTTAAGATACAGTTGGAAGATGATAACAAGAACAAGTTATTACAGGATTGGCTGAAGGTTAACACGTTTACAGACAAATTATCAGAAGTAGCCAAACAAGTGGCAATCTATGGTTTGTCTTATATGTTGGCTTATCAAGATGAAGATAGCAATACTTGCGTTGCAGTAGTGCCGCCGGATGAAGGCTTTATTATCTATGATACAAGTATCAAGCGTAAACCTATTGCGTTTGTTAGATACGCTTATTTTAATTCTGAATTAGTCGGGGAAGTCTATACTGACAGCAAGATTTATAGTATTGGCAGAGATGGAGTACTTGAAGAAACAGGAAATATTGTGCCATTTAAAGAAGTCCCAGCGGTAGAGTTCTATGCGAACGAAGAACGTTTATCTTTAGTTGGCAAGATCAGAACCTTAGTTGACACGTACGATAATGCAATCTCACAGAAAGCTAACGAGCTTGAATATTTCGATCAGTCTTTTCTTCTAATGCTGGGTATTAATTTGCCGAAGGATCCTAAAACAGGCAAGCCAATCCTTGATTTTAATGGTGGCAAGCGTGTGTTTAATGATCCATCGCCAGAAGCAGCCAATGCGAAGTTTGAGTTCTTATCTAAACCGGATAGCGATAACATGCAAGAAAACATGCTTAACCGTTTGGTTAATGATATCTTTCAAACAGCGATGGTAGCTAATCTAAACGATGAGGCGTTTAGTGGCAATTCTAGCGGCGTGGCTATTCGATATAAATTATTGAGTATGCAGAACCAAGCGGCACTAGAAGAACGTAAATTCACGATAGCTTTAACTAATTTCTTAGGTAACATCGCAAGCCTAGGCAAGATTATCGGCAGTGTTTCATCTGATGAAGTCAAGACTGGATTATCGTTCACATTCAAGCGTAACATACCGGTAAACGATGCAGACGAGGCAAATACAGCTAAAACACTCGAGGGCGTCGTGTCTAAGGAAACTCAGCTTAAAGTGTTATCTATTGTCGATGATCCCAAAGCTGAGATTGAAAAGATCGATCAAGAGAAAGAAAACTTGATCAAACAATCATTACAAAACTCGATCAATGCCGCTGATATGTTCAAAGGTGGTGTAGATGATGATACCGAAGAACAAGCAGAATGAAGAGTACTGGAAAGCCAGGGAGCAAGCAGAAAAGAAGTGGATAGCTCAGAACCTGAAGAACGACAGGAAGTTTAATGGCAAGCTAACTGATTATTACGAAAGAGCTATTGACGATATCAATGGCAAAATTGATGTAGAATATCAAAAGATAGTCGAGACACATGGTGATAGCATTGGCACTACAGGGGCTTATAAAGCTGTTAGTAAAGCTGATATAGAAAGATACGAGCGCGAAGCAAAAAGGCTTGTAGCTAAAGCTAACAGGCTTAGAAAGCAAGACAGGAAAGTATCTCGTAAAGGTTTTACAGCAGAAGAAAACGCACGTATGAAAGTTTATAATGCTACCATGCGGCTTAATCGACTTGAGTATCTAAAATCACAAATAGGGTTAACTATGGTTGATTTAGGTATGGATATAGACGACGAGATGCAAGAAAAGATCCAGGATGACTATATGGACGAAATAAAGCGTCAATCAGGTATCTTAGGTAAAGATCTAACCAAGACGTCGTTATGGACTAGCTCGACGATTGCTGCAATCGTAATGGCTCAAACGGGTGCCGTTAATTTCAGCCAACGCATATGGGCAAATATAGATGCTTTAAAAGCTGAATTAGATGCAGTTATATCAACAGGAATTATACACGGAGATAATCCGCGAGAGATGGCAAGGCAGCTTAAAAAACATGTACGACAAACAGTTACTAATCATAGATATGTTACTGAACGCATTGCACGTACTGAGAGCGCCAGAGTGCAGCATAAAGCACAGGTTAGTTCACTGACTGAGATGGATTATAGATTTTGTAAATGGCATGCTGAGCCTGGTGCATGTAAGATTTGTAGTGATATTGCGAACAATGACGATGGTTGTGGCAAAGGCGTATATGAGATAGACGATTGTCCAATTGTTCCAGCTCATCCATGTTGCAGATGCGGGATTAGTGCTTACTGGGTTGATGGCGAGAATAATTCGTACAAACACAGCAATTAACATTTTGACTTTTTCCATGCTTGCAGTCATTAAAGAACAACTTGAGTAAACCGCCTCCCAAGGCGTTAAATGCGAGCAGGAGGTCCAATTATGGATGTAGAAGAGACAACACAAGTAACTGAAGCTCAAGACAATCAAGAAAACGTCGAAACGGTTAAAAAGGACGTCCAAGATAAGAAACCGGTAGACGCTGACAAGATTGCTAAAAAACTTCAAAAGCGTATCAGCAAGGAACAAGAAAGCAAGCACCAAGCTTTGAAGGAAGTAGAGGAGCTTAAAGCTAAACTTGCTAAATACGAAAGCAACGACAAGAGTATCAAGGAACTTTCAGACGAAGAGAAAGCTAAACAGGAAGAAGATGTCAAAGATAGACGTATCAAGGAACTCGAAGACCGTTTAGCACGTAATGAAGCTTTAAAACAAACCAAACAAGTGTTTGAAGAGTCAGATATCCAAGTTTCAGATGATGTCCTCGATATGGTTGTTGTAAATGACAATAAAAAGACCATTGCTAACGTCCAAGCGATTACTAATTTTATTGAGAAAATCAAGGAAGATACACGTAAGGAATTGTTAGCAGGCAAGACTCCACGAACAACAGGAGTCAAAACTAAAATGACAAAAGAACAAATTAGAAGCATCAAGGACACAGCAGAGCGTCAAAAAGCAATGCGCGATAACTGGGCCTTGTTCAATTAGGAGGAAACAAAATTATGGCAGATCCAAAATTAATCAAAACACCTGATATGGGCGAAGTACAAGCAAAAGACTTTGTGGAACGCTTTTCAGAAAGCATTACAAAATTAACTCAAGCATTGAGCACTACACGCCCACAAGCAATGACTCAAGGCAATACTATTCAAATGTATAAGTTCACTACTGATATGGCTGCTACAACAGCTGTTGGTGAAGGCGAAGATATCCCATTGAGTGGGGTTAAGCGCGTGAAAGATCGTGCTTTTACTGTTGGCTTTAAAAAAGCACGTAAGGCTGTATCTATTGAAGAAGTTCAACGTGTTGGATACGATATGGCAGTCCTACAATCAGACAAGCGTATCTTAAAGGAAATCCAAAAGAATGTTCGTAAAGGCTTCTTTGATTTCTTGGCAACAGCACCAACAGACTTAAAAGCTCAAGGCGGCTTACAAAATGCAATTGCTCAATCAGTTGGCAAATTACAAGTATTGTTCGATGATGATGCAGTAGAAACAATTGTGTTTATCAATCCAATGGATGCAGCTAAGTATTTAGGTGCAGCAGATATCACAAACGGAGCAAGCGTTGGCTTTGGTTTAACATTGCTTAACAACTTTTTAGGCGGCGTTACTTTAATCATGAACTCCAGTGTTCCAGAAAACACATTCTATGCAACTGTTAAGGATAACATTAACTTGATGTACTTAGATACTAACGGAGAAAGCCGTAAGCTATTTGAAAACAAGTCTATTACAACAGACGAAACAGGTTTAATTGCTTTAGTTCGTGATGATAACACAACAAACTTGACAAACCAAAGTACACTATATTGGGGCATTGAGATCTTCCCAGAAGTTGCTAACGGCGTAATCAAAGGGACTTTTGCTGCACCAGCCACAGAC